GGGTGGCAAATAGACTGAACTCCACTCATAAAAGCCTGTAAAACCGCTTATTTACGTTGTAAAAGACACACAGTTTCCACATGATAAGTTTGTTAAGTGTTCTGTTTTTAAATCCTTGTACAGCTTTGTACATTCTCAAATAGCCTATAAAATCAAGTATTTTTTAATAGTTCAGACTATACCGCCTTGCACATTCTTGTGTTGTATGTCTGCAATGGTGGCAAGTCGGTGGCAATGCCACCACTGAACCATCTGTTATACTAATTCGTTGACCTTTTTCTGTACAGCTGTAGGACTGTAACCCGCAGTCTTCAGGCGGTCAGTTCGTTCCTGACCATTCCCCCAGTCACCCCGAATGACTTCTTTTGCAATAGCTTCTCAACTATCCGTTTATCTAAACTGAATAGCTTCAATTCTTAATGCCTGTCCTACAGTTCCGAGTGTTGCTACTCCATCAGCTTTTGTCCAATCAGTCCAACCACTGTTCTGAATATGTACTCGATATTCAAAGTCACCCTTGAAACATAAACATTCTATACGTTTACTCTCATTTGTTGTGCCGATAACAGTATCTTTGTTTATCGTTCCATAATCAACCCAACCTTTATCCTGTATATGTGCTTTAACACCAATATCCATGCCTAAAGGATTGATTTTAAACGCTTCTAAACGTAAATTATGTCCTGTTATTCCGATAACGTTGTTGCATACAGATTCTTGTAACCAACCTTTGTTTTGTACAAATGGAGTAGCAAGGAATTTAGCAGCCATGATCTCGATCGCTTCAATTTGCAATCCTTTTCCTTTTGTTCCAGCCCAGTTTCCGTTGAATGTCCAATCCGTCCATCCGATGTTTTTCTGGTGGACTCTGTAGATGTACGGCGTATCCTTGCCGGTAACCTTGATTGCTTCGATACGTTTGTTCTGTCCTGTAGTGCCAAGGATTGTGTCTTTGTTAATGTTTTTAAACTCTTTGTCGCCTACATCCTTGATATGCACTACTACGTCTGTTTCTCCGACAGGAATAAGTCGGAACGCTTCGATTCTCCGGTTCTGTCCTGTCGTTCCTGACATACGACCATCAGACTGCCAGCACGCCCAGCCGATGTCACGGATATGTGACTGGTAAGATACCTTACCGTAATGCTGTACGGAGTCCTGAGATGTTCCACCAGATGTTACCTCACCGTCAGAATCCTCTTTTGCCGGAGATGCCGTAGCGATGCCGAATGCATTAAGGATTCCTCTTGCAAGATCGTCAATCTGGTTGTTGAATTTTGTAAGATCGTCTTTATTGGATATAAACCCATTTTCTAATAATCTGTAGCTATATCCTTTCGTTGCTGATCTGTTTACATTAGCAAGATTTGCACGTCCTACGATCTTGTTTGCGCGTCCCGGGAAGAATGAGCCAATGAAATTGGCAAGCGCAGTATCATACTGATCTGGGTTATATCCTTGCTTAATAATTACATGACCACCCTTCGCCGATGCTGATCCGCTGTCCATGTGCAGTTCTAAAATCTGCCAGTCCTTCGGGATGTTGAGTGACGTGATTCCTCTGTCTGCATACCAATTTCTGCTCGTATCTCCAAGTGTAACATTGCTTCCTCCGTATGCTACGATTCTGCTCGCAAGTGCTCTTACTCTTTCTGCCTCCGTGAATCCGTATCCCACTGCTCCAGAATCTCCTGCTCCGTGTCCGGCGATTAAAAATAAATGTGCCATATTTTGCTCCTTCCTGTGCGATGTCGCACACAAACAATAAGAGGACGATTATTCGCCCTCTGTTACTCTTCTTTATTTACCTGTTTGATTATCTGGTTAACGTATGTACTCAGTCCAGCCACAAGAATTCCCTGTACAATTGCCGTAAATACTGCCATTGCTACATTCTGTACGCCAGACAGACTGCATGTAGCAATCACATAGATTCCGCAGATTACAATCCCAATCACTCCAAGAATGATAGGAATGTATTTGTCTGCTACCGTCTGTGACTGTTTCAGTCCCATTCCGACAAAGTAGAGTACAATCGCTACTACTACAAGTTCTGGTTTCACATAATTTAAAATCTGTTCCATCATTAATCACCTTTCTTTTTTATATGTAATTCTTCGATTTCGTGCATCATTTTTGTAATCATGCCATTTCCACCAAGTGCATGGTATGCTTCGTACATCTCGCAGAAGTTTTCATATGCATAAGACGGGATATCTCCAATCTGCATATACTTGCTATGGTACTCAATTAGCTGCACACGTAGCAAAAGCATAGTTCCTTTGCTGTTGGCGTCACGGTCTCTTTTTTGGTTCTTTAACAGCCAGACAATATATCCCAAGATAATCGGAAGTACCAAGGTATATGTCTGTAATAATAGTTCTTTCACTGTATCTGTCTCTCTTTCTTATTCTATGCAATAAAATAAGACCCGTTAAGGTCTTGCTCGGATTTCCATATGTACCTCCACAAAAATAAGAGCAGTAATTCCGCTCTTATTTTAAAAAAATTAATCTTTACAATTATAAGTTTCAATATACGTATTTCTGTATTTAATAAACTCTCTATAAAGTTTTGCTTCAAGTCCTAAAGCCCTCTTTAGTTAATTACTCTAAATTCAGTGCTTCTCGAATCGCTTCCAGATCATCTGTTGTCAATGCTGGATAATCCGCTGCAATGTCCTCGAATACTTCTCCGTTCTTAATTCTGATACGGAATGCTCTTACCATGATTTTTAATTTCAATGTGCTTAATGTCTTCATATTAGTTTTCTCCTCCTATTAAATCTGCCATCATTAAAACAAGGTCGTCTGTCGTTACTTCTAAAGTCGTTAAGCGTTCTTCCTGAGTTGCTTTTGGTTCAAAGGACTTCTCAGCAATCCCCAACTTCTCTATCATTTTCTTCTGTATTTCAGTCATTTTGCCACCTCTATTCCGTCAATGTGCCCGTTCCGGCATTGTAGATGTATTTCTTGCGCACCTTATCGTATAAGCATAATGTACCGTCAGACTTTTTAACCGGAATCATATCAGCCACAAGGTTGCTGCCGGAATAGATCTGTGCATAGTAGATCTTGCCTGTCACACCCGTTCCAGCTGGTGCTCCGTTCTTGGACATATTACCCAGATAATACGGGCTTGTAAGTGTGAACGAATCTATCGCATCTGTGGCTACAGTTGTATCCCCAAATTGATAGCTTACGCCCGTCTGGTTAATAATCCAGTCTCCGTTCCAATAGTTTGCCGATTTTGCCGAACTATTTACTGTTCCACGAACTGCATAGAAATTATCTGTGCAGGTATAGCCAAACTTATAGTTATCGTCACGTGCCCCAGCAATGTATGTAGTTCCACTCTGCAAATTCCATTTCGCTTTTGTGTTGGTGTCCTGATCTGGTAAAATTTCCGTGTCAAAATAACAATTACCATCCAAGCTCAGGCTTGCAAGCTCTGTGTGATCTGTCGCTGTGCTCTCGTTAACTGTAACGTTACACTGTGCTGTGTATCCACCGTCTGCGGTTGTTACGGTTACGACTGCGGAACCAGCTGTCTTGGCAGTCACCTTGCCACCAGATACAGATACATTGCTGTTATTAGCACTCCAAGTAACACTCTTATTGGTTGCATTGCCCGGTGACACCGTAGCTGTCAGCTGTGCGGAATCCCCGGCATCCAGTGTTAATGTCTTCTGGTCGAGCTTAACACCTGTGACCGCAACGACCTCTGGTGCTTCAGATGCTGTAATAGAGCCGATACCCTGATTCTGTAGTGCCTGGTCGACTACCGGCGAGTAGAATGTACGATACCATGTCTCATTTGGGTGTACACCATCACCTTTCTTGCTATTTGGGTTATAGGTGTATTTGTCTTTATTTGCAGACGTCATGGCAATCTGAGAATAGACACGCATATCTAAGTATGGCATATTCCATTTTTCACAGATTTCAATCGCTTTTGAGTAGATACTGTCTACATAAGAATTGTCTTTGGCGAAACTGTGTGGAATAATGTACAATTTTACGGCTAATGGATACCTATCCATGATATATTGCAATGCACTTTCCATTGCTCCACAAAACGTTCCAGTGTTGTACGAAGCATCGTATCCGGATTCGATTGAGCCGATTGGAATGCTATTATTAATGTCATTTACGCCGCCATCAAAAATAATCGCATCCGCAGCACCTGTATAGGTTGTAATCTGGTTAACGATCGGTGTATGTGCTGGACTGGATGTCACAGCCATATTAGCTCCCGACTCAGCTTTATTAATCCACGTAGCATCTGGATATTTTTCTTTTAATGGCTGGATGATTCCTGTTCCCTCTTTCCATCCCCAGCCAGCAAATACACTGTCGCCGAATCCTACGATCGTTTTTCCTTTATACGGATTCACTGTATCACCTCCTGTATATGTTCCTGTGATTCCAAAAAGTTCTACACCCTCTTTAATATTTTCAGCTAATAGATTTGCATCACCTTTAATAGTCTGCTTCCCAGACAGATATACACCAGCGTCTATGTTCTGGTCTTCCGTTCCCGGTGTTATGGTCTGTGCTGTCAATCTCTTAATCGTTCCCGTTACTTTTCCATCGGGACCGCAAGCCACGGTGTTCTCTAACATCTTACTCGCAATCGCATTAACGTCCGGCGCAGATACTGCAAGGTAATACACGCCATCCTGTACACCAGCATTCGGATAGGAGTCGGAAGAATCACTGGATATGTAACCAAGTAGATCTGTCCCTTTCTTACCAGTTGCCCCCTTTTCGTCGGATAATGTTAATACGTAATAATCTGTTCTGTATCCATACGGCCTGTACAACACGCTCTTTGTTTTTCCGTTTGTTGCCCCTGTCGGAAGATAATATTTATTTATTCCAATGCTATTATCTAATTTATAATATCCGTCTTCTGTAATTGTTGCTCCCGTGTATTCCGTTGTGGAATATCCGGATGGTCTATCTTTTCCAACATCTTCAGATGTTTTTACCCATCCAATCAATTCCGTGTACTTTGCCCAGACATATTCGCCTTTTCCAGTTTTATCTACCTCTGTGCCACCTGTTCCATCGCCAGTATACGTTCCAGATACACCAAGGATGCTTATACCGCTCTTAATGTTGCCAGGAATAATCTTGTCTCTTTCTGCTTCTGCAATTGTTACGGATCCATCACCGTTATGGTAGCCTTCCGGAATTATATACGCCCCGGTCTTCTTAGATATCGTGCCAGCTGTAGCGCCTCTGTTCGTCATCGTTCCGGTTATTTTTCCAGATGCTATATAAGCGGTCTTTTCTTCCAGAATATTACTTGCTACCGCTGTTGCGTCAGATGTATCTGTGCCACCGCCAGAAGTGCCCGCTTCGTAAGTGCCTGTAATCTGATCGCCGTTCTTATCGTGCGCTGTTACACCTTTTAACAACTTACTTGCAGTTACGGTATCTTTTGACAAGTCCATTACTGTTCTTGGTCCGTAATTTATTTTACTAACTCCCATAGCTACCTCCTAACCGATCTGTACCGTTGTTGATCCAGATTCTGTGGTTTCTTTATAAGGGATTTCTTTAACAATTACCTCTGACAATGCATCATATCCGTCATCTGGTCTTATTACCTGTTCATTCACAGTAGGTGAAATTGTTTTTGACTGTGTAACAACTGTTCCACCAGCATTGGATGTCCCGCCGTAAGCTATAATGTAATTTACACGACACATGGTTTCTTTCGTTGTAAGTCCGTTAAAAGTCGCATACCATGATCCATTCAGATATGTAGCTCCATCAAGATGCAGTGTCATCTGACCGTCACCGTTTGCAAAACTTACTGCTGTATTTGCATTAGAAGCACCCGTAATTCCAAGAAGATTATTTATATCAGAATCCGAAAAAACCTCTACACTGTTTGAGTTTGTTGGAATTTTGACGACAATAGTTCCACATTTTGTTACGCATCGAAAATTCATTTTTGCATTCAAATTATTCAGGCTTTTTTCTACGTTTTTTATTCTATCCAATATCGTATCTATACTTGGTTGAATAGATGTACCCCGTATGACTTCTTCTATACTTAGTCCATTTATGTGCACAAATAACAGATGTCCTTTATATTGTTTTCCACCATAGTATATAGAGTCATTTGTCCACCGAATTTCGTCGTTGTAATTTTCGCCAAGAGCTACCGTCTTCCCTTTTATAATTTCAAATTCTACTTTTTCCACACCAGAATCATTTGTATATTTTATAAATACGTGATCGGTACGCTTTTTCCCTTGTCCTGCTGGTTCAAAATTTAAAGTTGTACTGTCATTCACTTTTGTCCAGACGTGTCTCCCCTGTAGTAATGCATCGCCATCTGCTATTCTTATCGATGTACTTGATACAATTTCCGCTTTAAATTGATTCCCTGCTTCAAGCACGTAAAAATCGCTGCCGAATATATCTCTGTATAACGATCCATCAGCTGCAGCCGAAACCTCAATACCGTTTCCTGTATTCAAATTAATTGCCATCTTAATCACCAACCTTATACGTTACTGTATATCTATCGTTTTCAATTTTTACAATTTCACTATTTATGATTTCCTTCATCGCCACGCCTGTCTGTCTGTTTTTTCCACCGACAATATCTCCTATGTCAACATCTAGTCTGTCAAATTGCGCTGTAAGAGAATCGCTATTTTTCAATTCTTTCAACTTTTCAACGCCCTGGCTCCTAAGTTCTTCATCAGACTCCACATTTCCATAATCATATATCTCTGTTATTTCAGACCTGCCTGTATAATATGGGGCATCAACTATGTTACCAGAACTATCTGCGTATAGATGTATCACGGTACGTTCCGCAAGCTCTCCACCGCCGAGACAGATCAGATGATTTACACCACCTCGATTCTGCTCGAAAATAACTTGCATACCATAATCATCAGAGTATTCATATTTTTCGGATAGATCCTCTATTTTGGTAGCACTAATTTGTACTTTCGCATCTCTAGTAACCGTACACACAAGCTTGGCATCGACATTTGATAACATCTTTTTGATACCCGCATACATGTCTGTATACCGTTCAAATTGGTTACTTGATATTTTTATACCTGCATCATCTGCAGGCACAATAAAAAGGTCAGATAATCCGACCTTTTCTATAAGTTGTTCCAGTATTCTATTCGCATCACCGGATACTATATAATAGTCCTGACCACTCTCAGGCTCAATGATTTTCTTTTCGAGTATCCCCCTGAAAGCACGACCAGAATAATAGACCTTGTTCTTCTTGGTATCTATTTTCACATCATCGACAATACCACCGTATTCTGTATTTTCTACATACCATATACTGCCGTGAGACATGCAATGATTCTTTAAATTCATACCGATCTGAAAATCATTATCTTTTCCAATATCCAAATCTATTGAATACTTATGTAGCTCACCTTGCGGTAATCCGCTTGAATCTGTATATATTACCATCCCGGTTCACTCCTTCTATCCAAAAGTATTAAATCAAATCCAAAAGTACCGTCATATTGCACGGCATTTTCACCTGTAGGAATTTTTTCAAAAATATATGATTTTTTATCTGCTTCCCAAAAACGATTTTCTATGCTTCCATTCTGTTTTATCAGTTTAATTGTCCTTTTATTGGAATCAATTTCAACTCTCTGCCCTTTCTCTATTGATGTATTTATTTGATACACATGACTGCCGATTGTAATAGAAGGGTTTGTCACATCACCGTAAATTCTTAATCGAAAATCGCTTTCCACAAAAAACGGATTAACAACGCTGCTGCTCTGCACATAAGAAGAATAGGTATATGGATAAGAATATTCGTACTCTTTTTTCTTGTCATCCTGTGTTGCATCATTCTTCAAAAACATGAATTCTTTTTCTGTAATCCAGTCCGACGAATCAGAAATAATATTCACCGTAAGAACCATATATCCATTGCAATAATAATAGTTAGATTTCTTGGACGCATTGAAATAACAGGATGTATAATATCCGTTTATTTCCAGTTTCCCCGGTGTTTCTGCGAGAATATCACGCTCAAAGACCTCATATATACGGTTTCTTATGTTCAAACCTTCTTCTTCGTTTGCCGCAATAATAATTGTGGCATTTTTCTTTGTAACGCCCTTATGAAAATTTGTAATTTCATCATAGTCACTATCATATAACCACTCATAATCATAGAACTCGCTGTCATTTAAGAAAATTCCACCTGAACCAAACTCTATAGTCTGGTTCAGGTGGTTTGTGTAAGTGGCTTTATTAAGCATATTTTCTCACCAACCTCGCAACTTCACGCCCTTCCACATCAAATTCAACATAATTTGTTAACACGTCAATCATAAGTTCTCTTAATCCACCGTTCTTCATCCATGCATATATCATCTTTAATACTTCCGCTGATTCTAAATCATTATCTGAATCCTGAACTGCGGAGTTGATCATATCCATAAGGCTCTGTGTTCCGACAACCGTTTCACTTCCGGCTTCACCACCTGCCAAGAACTGATTTGACTTAGCGTTGTAACCGAAAATAGTCGGCTGATTCATGATCATACCATCGTCCATTGCTTTCTTGTACCATTCAATACCAAAGTGCGGTACACTTGGTGGTGTCAGGCTGAAAGAACCACTGATTGAAATATGTGGTAATTTGAGTTTTGGCAATGACCACGAAAAATTGAAGAAACTTTTAATTCTGTTTATAGCGTTACTTACAATGTTCTTTGCACCTTCAAGGATACTGCTGAACTTATTCTTAATATTTCCAAGTATATTGGTAACTGTCGAATAGGCATTACCAAGACCACTTGAAAATGAATTTTTAATCTCTGATACTTTGTTTAAAACTGCCTGTTTTGCTTCTGACATTTTTGACTTGAACTTATCGGCTACTGCTGAAAGTTTACCGCCGGTCAAATTGTCAATGAATGTGTACCCGGCTGAGTAATACCCTTTTACACCTTCCATTGCTGCTGCTGCAATTCCATTGATTCCACCGCCATGTTCAGCATATGCAGTTTTCATGTTTTGTAGTTTTTCAGACACCGTATCTTTTGCGGCCTGCATTATAGTACCCATCGTTCCCTTGATCTGTGAAAACTTCTCTGAAACAACTTCTTTCATTGCCGAAAACTTCTCTGATGCAGCGTCTTTCAAGTTTCCAAAAAAATTCTTAATTGATTCAATTTTTTCACCAATGGATTCAGCTAAATTTGAAAAAGCTTCTTTTACTGAATTCCATGCACTTTTGATTGAATCCCATGCAGCTGTAACTGCATTACGGAAATCTTCATTTGTGTTCCAAAGTGTTACCAGTGCCACAACAAGACCTGCAATTATAGCAATCACCGCAACGATTGGATTAGCTGACATTGCAGCAAATAAGCCGGTCATTGCAGTTTTCACACTGTCAATAATCTCTCCAATCTTAAAAGCAACCGCCAGTGAACCAAGCGTTGTAACAACTCCTAAAATAATCGGTGATAATGTAATGAGAATGTCAATAAAACTCTGTATATTACCAATTACTTCTATTGCTTTGGTTGCAAAATCTCCAAGTCCTTCTATAAATTCTGTTACACCGTCCATTCCTTTTTCAAAGAATGTTGTAAAATCAATTTTTTGAATCCAGTCAAATACCCTTTGTAGGGCATCACCGACAGACGTTGCAAACGCATCCCAATCAACAGTTTCCATCCAGTCTGACAACTGTTGTAAAAATCCCATAACAGTAGGTGCAAGTTTTGAACCTACTTTTGTCAGGATATTTTCAAACAATGCCTGTACTGAACTCCATGAACCTGATATTGTAGTACCTGCTTCAAGTGCTGTTGTTCCGGTTATACCTAAGTTGTCCTGAATCTTGTGAATAGCTTCAATCATTTGGTCAAACGTTACGTTATCCAAACTTTCAATCTTTTCACCAAGTACACCTGAATCATTTATCAATCTGATCATTTCAGACTGTGTACCACCATAACCAAGTTTCAGGTTATCCAACATCGTGTAATTTTGCTTTGCAAAACCCTGATAAGCGTCCTGTATAGAACCTATGTCAGTACCCATCTTGTTAGCGTTATCTGACATATCTGTGATAGCAAGGTTGGTCAGTTCAACTGCTTTTGCAGTATCACCGCCAAGACCCTGAATCAGTGAAGCAGCAAATGACGTTGCTGTATTCATGTACTGATTTGAACTCATCCCGGCTGTCTTATATGCCTTTTCAGCATAGTCAATCAGTTTACCGGAACTGTCTTTGAATAGTGTTTCAACACCACCAACCAACTGTTCATATTCAGCATAGTGACCAACCGCTGATTTTGTCACATCTGCCATTTTTTCAGCTAACTGTGTACATCCTGAAATTACTTTTGTGATTGCCGTAGATGCTAAATTCGCAAGAGTGGCTTTCCATGTTGTAAATCCACTGTCTGCATTTTTGGCAGCTTGTCCGGCATCTTCTACTGACTTGCCTGCGCCACCTGCCTTTTTGTCAACATCTTCCAGTGTTTCAGCAGTACCCTTTGCAGACTTTGAAACCTTTTCAATATTGTTCACGGCTTCAGCGTAATTGATCGTTATTTTTCCGACCAACGAAAAAATATCCAACGATTAGCCACCCCCTTTCAATGGTGGCACGAATCCATTTAGAATTTTATTTGCTTTTTCCACCTGTAACTTAATCTGTGCATTGTTCATTGTCGGTTCAGTTTGTTCAGTCTTTTCTCCTTTCGGTGCTGTACTCATAAACCGCTGTTTAAATTCTTCAAAATTTCCAACATCATCAGCAAGTGGGTTTGCTGTGATTGCACAGTATAAGTCCCACTGTTTATCTTCATTGTCCTGTTTCAGGACTGTTCTAACAGTAGCGTCTAATTTCCCCCGGCTGATTGCTTTATCTAAATAGCTGTAGGGGTTACCATATCTACGGTTGCAGCACTCATCGAATCGTTCTGTTCCGTACCCACTAATTCGGCAACACCCTCGAAAAAATCCATAAAATCATCTTTCTTAGCAAAATCTTTCACCATGACAACAAACTGTTTCAGCTTGAATTTCTTCACATCATCAGCAGTAACCGCTGTACCGTTGTCCCACTCCATACAGTTAGCAAAAAACTTACAGATTTCATTTCTTGCCTTTGAAATGTTCTTGATCAGAATGCCACACACCTTCATAGCAATGACAATACCAACTTCTTTCATATCCGTACCGGATTCCTGCAACTGCTGAATCTCGTCTTTGTCAAATGCACCAATAACCTGTTCTACTCCGATAACTGCAAGAACCTCACAAAAGTCAAATGCGTTATCAACCGTTAAATCCTTAAATCTGAAATCTGTCATGATTATTTATCCTCACTTTCTTTTTTCGATCTGTTTCTTCTACCGCCATTTGCAGGTTTATCCTGTTTTGGTGCAGATGTTTCTTCATGTTCAACAGGTTCAGTCTGTTTACTTGCTGTTTCCTGTTCCTGATTTTCTACCTGTTCAGCAGGTGCAGCAGGTGTTTCCTGCTGCACCACTTCATCAGAAATATCAACCACGAACATCCCTTTATCCTGAATTTCTGCAAATCTTTCTTCTGTCATATCCAGTTTTTCACCGATCACATGACCTTCACCTGTGTACTTGTCTGTATATTCTCTTACTACTACAACTCGCATAATTCACACCCCCTACACAACAGCGTTTGGATAGTAAATAGCAATATCCAACTTGTTTAAGCTGTCGTTTTCAAGGTCAGCCGTGCATTCAAACTTGACCGCAAAAGTGGTCTGTGTTGCGTTTTTGGTCTCAAGCTCAAACGCTTCGGTGCAAAGTGCATTCGGTAAAATAATGATTACATTTTTACCGCTTGAAAGTGTTCCAACATATGCAACATTTTCAAGATAATCTGCTTCTGTGATGTTTTCCTTAGATACATATTTGACATAGGTTGTATCTTCGGAAGTGGATTTTACAAGGTGTAATGCACTTACAAGAATATCTTCTGTAAGTTCTGTCATCTGACCTTCAAGTGTGGCAGATTCACCAACCTTCTGTTTGCTGACACCTTTGATCAGCACCGTTGCACCGTCCACCTCAACATCAAGCCACTGTGCCTCATAGTTGAACTTAAGACCACCAGAAGTTGCACCAAGTGGTGTACCAGTCCAACCATTGGTTGATTTTTCATACTTAAGATTTTTGTAAATGACACCTGCACCCAAGATCATATTCTTGATAGTTTCAGATGTAATACCATGCTTTTTTAAGCCCATTCTTTTATGCTCCTTTCCACTCATTTGTGTTAAGTGTTATCGTAATTCTAAAAAGATCTTCTTCACCTGTTGGAATCATTAAACCGTTCCAATAGGTAATAAAAAAAGCAGTTCCTTCCTGAACTGCCCTTAAATCTTCAAATACTGTTTTTATTTTATCGTTTATTTCTGCAAGCGGTAACTTTGACCCCCTTGACCAACCGTCAAGTGTAAACACACCGCCTGTATATCCGTCCTCTAATCTGTGTTCAATTTCATTGAACGAACCGACAAAGTAAGGATAGCTAATTTCACCTGTCCATTCACCAAATTCATAGGGAATACCAAGTTGATCAAGCTGATCAGAAATAAAACCAAGCATATCAACCATAATTAACCCCCTAAATTCTGTTTAATGACATTTACAAGCTGTTTCTTTATCTTTGGGGCTACACTCTGAAATGCTTTCGTGAGTGGTTGTCGTGGTGTTTTTCCGTAAGTATGGTAAAATTTACCGTCTTTCTTACTCTTATAAACCCAACCGCCTTTTCTTCCACCACCGTGTAGTGCATACTCACCAGTACCAAATTCTTCCCAAATCGCATTTTCAAGGTCTGAACCTACAGCAACAGTTGATTCATCTTTTCCTTCATCAACCATATATTTGTAAGACCCCTTTGTTTGTCCGGTATCAACCCGGCTATTCCTTTGGGTCTGTGCCTGTATTTCACCACCTGCTTCGTGAAGGAATCCAATAACCCCTTCCGATAATGCAGCTTTAATTTTCGCTGTGTTATCTGTAAATTCAACTGACATACTACTGACCCCCTATAAATCTTAAATAGATTTCTAAATGATCGTGCATATTCATAGGGTCATCAATCAGAAGGATTTCATACACTTCACCATTCACCATCATTCTTGCATTGTCACTTGTCACATCAACGGTTTCCTGTTCATCCGTTGACAGATTTTTCAGATTGGTAAAGTCACACAAGAAAATGTGTGTACTTTCCTGAACCTTGGCATAAAAAGTTGTATGCTTTGAATCACCTGTTGATAAGTCCAACCAACCTAAGATTGATGTACAATCAACCCATGTGTTTACACGCTCACCTATGGCATTTTTAGCACCGTTCTTTTTTACCTGTAACAATGCTTGAATGTTACCGCCAACACTCATATAATCAGAATCTTGCCTTTATATAAGGCTTTAAGAATCCAAGTAGGGCAACAGGATAGCCCATAACCTGATTGTTAGCGTCCTGATCAAAGTAAGTCACACTGTATCTTGACAGCGTTTCAGATTTGACCCCGGTTTTCGGTCTGTTCTTAACGTCCCACTTGAGTAATTCAAGTACACCTGCACGAACATCAGCCGGATATTCCACTTTAGTGATCAGGTTTGTACTTTTGTACAATTCCTGATTAACTCTGATGAAATCATCACCAATTTCAGTAACGGTATACAGTCCATCATTCACCATTGACTGTGAAATCTGAACTGTATCACCTACTTTCAAAAAATCTGACGTTCCAAGCAGTCTGTTACCCGAACTATCGGCAGTAAATCGAACAAACCGATTCTGAAAATTGTTATTAGTGTATGCTCTGATCATAAATTCAGCAGCGTTCAGTTTTTCTTCAATTACCTTTTCGTTTTGCACAGCAAATTCAGGTAATTTCATTACTTCATCAACTGCTAATATCATCAGATCACCCTTTCTTATACAACCGGTGCATCAACCTTAGACTTGATAAGCCCCATCTTAACATTCTTTGTATTGAACTTAAGGCTGTAGTTTGCAGACTTACCAAGCTCTGCATAAGTCGGTGATTCTTTTGCAATCTGATCGACTGCTAAAGAAAGACCGTTCGGATGCAGTACCTTACCCTGCTTAGTATAGAACTTATCAATACCTGCGGATGCTTCCGGGTCATAGTTGGTTGTATACTGATTCTCATAGTTGTTCTTATCGCAAGATAAAAATGCACCTTCGCCAAACAGATATGTGTTGTAAACCGCATCTGTACCTGCTCCTGTAGCTGTAAATCTATCAGTTACAAGTACGTGTTTACCTGCGATAGTTGGCAATGTAATTTCTTTCTGAATCACACCATTGACAACATACTTGTCATAATCAACCATTTCCATCTTCTTGTACTCTTTGAAGATCATGGAATGCATAACCATCAGACCAAGACCACCTGCCATATCACCAAGTGCTGCCTGTTCTGCATCGTAAATTGTACCTGCTTCAATGTTTGTCTTAGTATTTTTAGTAAGATCAAGTACATGATCACTAAGTGCTGCAACTGCTAATACTGCCTGTGCAATGTTCATCAGTTCTTTTTCCCAAACCTGACCATAATAGCCTGCAATCTTATTTCTGATCAGTGTCATAGGGTCAGCACCAGTTAATTCCTTTGTGAAGTCTTTAGCCTTGAATGCTTTCATTCTCTGAATAAGCATACAAGTCTGTTTGTCACCGCTGATTTCAACAGGTGTGTTGTTTGTTTCACCATCGTTGTTCAGTGCTTCCATACCGCTCTCATTTGCGTCAATCGGTTTATAAATTGGAATTGTTGCCACGTTTCCATGCTCACCGATTAAGTCCATAATAGAACTGTCCTGCTGCACGATACCGGAAGCAATAATTGGTGTAGTCCAATAGTCGGCTTCCTGCATCATTCCGGTAAATACTTCCTCATCAAAAGCAAAACCGCCAAAATTTCCTGTTCTTGGCATAATTTTTCACCATTTTAACCTTTCTTAGTGTACATTTAATTGTTTGAATAGCTCCGGGTTTTCCTCTTTGAGTTTCATTCTTTCGTTGTAACCCATCTTAAGGAACTGTTCTTTGGTAACTGTCTTGTCTTTATCACCACCCGGCAGGTTGTTTTCAAGAATCTTTCTGTTACCACTTTGCTGCTGATTGCTATTGGATGCTTCAAACATGGTTGGATGCTGTGTTTTAAGACCTGAAATCAGATCATCTTCACCTTTGATTTTTCCATCATCACCAAGTTTGATTTCACCTTTTTCCTTTGCCTTGAATACAAGATAATCAACATCAACCGCACCTGCTGCAACCAACGCAAATTTCAATGCATTTTCTGTTTTCAGTTCTGCATTCTCTTTCTTAAGGTTTGTAATCTCTGTTTCATATGCAGTGATTTTCTGCTGTGTTTCTTCGTCTTTCCCGGCTGACTTTTTCAGTTCTTCAATCAGGTTGTTTGCCTTGGTCAGTTCTGTAGTCTTACCGGAAAGGTCAGTTTCAAGGTTGATGTATTTGTCCTTGGACACATAGCCACCATCAGTAAGGTTGACCATCTTGATCAGCTTCTCTTTGTTCTTTTCATCACAGTTATAGGCATTGATTGCCTGCACCAGTTCATCATAGGTGATAGCCTTATCACCAAAAAATGCTTTTAAAAATTCCATGTTCTTCTTCCTTTCTCCGTCACGTTTTTATATCCGGTGTCACCGGGAACGGTCAACAGTTTATATCCCATGTTGCAGGGGTCATTTCAGCAGCAGTTTAAACGTCATAAGCCTTTTTCGGACATATTTTTTTTCAAAACTAAAATCTATTAATAGTAGTATCATCTGACCAATACCCAAATGTATCATTATCGCCATAAGCTCTTACTTCCACTGTGGCTCCGTCCATACCATCTGTGATGAAATCATCATTGTAATTGGTAGAGTAAAATGATGTATGTGTTGTATCGTATTCTTTCCATGTTCCATCGGCTTTTGTGATACGCACTCTGTAAGATGTTGCATTTTCAACTTCTGACCACTTTACCGCTACGCAGGTGTAATGAAAACACCTCGATGTGCTCTTGTAATACGATGCATAATCCACCACCGGAGTAGCGAGGACGCATTTCTCGAGCCAATTTTTTACAGCATTGTTAATAGCATCTTCTAAAGCACCACCCGGTTGAAAATTAATATCTGGGATTTTAACAGACGGTGGATTTAATGGTGGTGTACAGGCATATGCTGGGATAGTAGAACCTGCAATCATCATGGTTACAATTAAAGCACTTACTAATTTTTTCATACTTTTTAATTCCTTTCTTTGTACGACAAAAAGACACCCTTGCGGATGTCTTAAAAATACTATTTAACCCATAGTTGGGAGATAATCAGGATCACCGAACCTTTCTATGATACCAAGTGAATATACAACGCTTTCATGTTCCTTTTATCCCCCTTTCTTACCTCATATAAGAGTCATATAGGTAATAAAAAAAACAAAGGTATACAATTCTGTACCTTTGCTTTTTAATATCTATCTTTGAAGAAATCAGCCCAGTATGGATTTTCTTCATCGAATATTTTTTTCTGTTCGTCAGTCAGTTCATGTGGGTAATCTCTGAACATATTGAAAATATGTTTTTTGTCAAAACTAAATAACCACTCACCAACTTTTTCATGATCATCTACCCACCATATTTTATCATCAGGGTTATTTTTAAAAAATTTACTTGGTTGTGCCATATTGTCCTTTCTTCTGCTCTGAATCAGCAGTATTTATATACCCTAACAACCGTTTGAAGTCATCAGTATTGAAATCTGAATCAGCAATATCTATCATTCCATGAACCTCTTGTGACCACTTGTTTGATTTACTTGAACAACCAAAACGGTTTACCAATGTATGACGAACATTACCGTTAAAATCATGCCACCCACTCTGTGTAGGTGATTGAAGTTCTAAATATTGCAACACTTCATCAGTTGTTTTCCTAACTATTGCTGCGTGCCTTCCAACATAAAGATAATATTCTTTTCCAACTTCACATTGCTTCAACAGATTTTTCCCGACAGTTGCGGTACACGCACCTTTGGCAGTTATTTTTTTAATACCCTTAGTTTCAAATAATGATTTCAGGTTATAGGTGTTTGAAAAGAAGCTCTGACTTTCCCCACCACGAAAATCTAAAACGTTCCATCCCTGTTTCTGTCCTATATACGCAAGTCCTAAAGATGCACATGAACCACTAGTAAGGTCACCACCTGATAAAGTCTTTATAATTTCATCAGATGTCATTTTTGTCTTTTGATTTTCAACAGCATTGTATGGTACTTTCAATCTGTCATTCAATGTTTTGAAAAATGCATCATATGTTGAATCATCTGAACCTTTGGGTTTAGATAGTGTTTCCACTTTCATTGTATCAGCATTGTCAGGAAGTTTCAAATACTTCTGTTTGAAATCCTCAAAATCTTTTGTTTTATCCAGTCCAAAGAATGTTGCACGTTCTTGTAAGGTCTTTAGTTCATCATCGTCTAAAGCCCACTTTGCCCTTTGAAGAAGTTGACATCTGCAATTGCAGACATTCCTTGCAGAACCACCAACACCCGGTGCTTGCATTTTCTCACCGCCAACATCAAACGGTTCATCAATTTCCCTGATCTGTCCGTCACATTCCCGGTGTTCGTCCCTTGTCCGTCCGTCAAGTGTGGAATCCCACTGTTTGACTATATCAGCACCCTTTTTCTTTGCCCCATGCTGACCGTCAAGGGCTGCTTCATTCTGTATTCTATGTCCTTCTGTCCGGGCAATCCGTATTGCATTGTTAATTGCTTTATTAAATGGGCTGTTCATACCCTTAGCAATCCTTACCGCCATTTCATTCCAAGATGAACCGCTACTGATCCCCCTTGAAAGTTCAGCACGAATTGAGCGTTTCAAATAATCAACATCTTCACCCAAACGCTTATACAGACCGCTTGACAGTTTACTGTTGGTTTTCAATGCTTTGACAACCTGATCTTGCTGAATTGGTATTACAAGCGGTATACCTGTACTTTGCAAATCATAGAACATACCAACGTAACCGTTGATATATGACTGTTCCAAGTAATCGGCAATGGTTGTAAATTGACCTTCATGTAGGTCATAAAGCATTGCTTCAAGCTGATCAACCATCATTTGCTGATATTCCTTTTGGTATACTATACTTTGCAGATTTTCAAGGTCTGTCCTTGCAGACAGTTCCCTGATTTTCTGTTCACAGTCCTTTTTTGCCTGTTCATATACCAGTTCTAACAGCTTGATTACTTTCTTTTCATCATTAAGCTGTGCTTGCTGCACTTCCTTCTGTGCTTTGTTCACCTATTCCACCACCTTCATCATCCGGTATAATAGAATCAAGATCATCTTGCGCCTGTTGCACCTTAGCAGCTTCATTATCCGGTAACTTGTCCTTTATTTTCTCATAATCAATATCAAGAACATCACAAATATACTGAATCGTCAGATCATCACCAAAAATCTGTGCCAGTGATAACAGGGTGTTGATTTGCACCTGTTGTTTCTGTGCTTCTGTAAGTTCATTCTGTTCATTTTCCTGTTCATTACTCATTACTTCGTGGGTGAACTCAAAATAAACATCTGTGATCTGATAATCTGTACCGTTCTGCTGATTAATTTCATCAATGCAGACTGCTACGATCTTACGCAAGAACCGCTTGATATTCCTTTCAAGGTGTTTACATCTAAGGTCAAGCAGTGAATAGGCTGCCTTAATTGCAATATTGGTTGTTGCTGATGTATCTTTCAGACCTGACAAGTTCAGACCCATACCAAAACGGTATATGTTCTTTTCATCCAATTCTAACTTAACCTTCCGGGCTTCATACGGTACATCTACTGTATGTACTTCAATACCGCCATCTGAACCGACACCAACAATCTTTTTTGTCTTAAGATTCTGCTGCAATTCATCAAGGTTATCACCTTCAAACCCTTTGACTGCATATAATGGATGGTCAAAGTCAATCAGGTTATTGGAAAGACTGGATGCCATAAGGTCATAATCATCAATCAAGTCTTTTACAGCTTTCAGATTACTGATCTGTTTTTTGTTATTATCCAACCGGAAGAATGGCAAGAAACCAAGTGAATCAACATAGGTGTTATCATCACCGTCAACCTGATACAGTATGTGTGGTCTTGGGTTCACCTCGGCTTTATTGTCAAGCTGTATTTCCCCTTCATCGGTCTGAACATAGTAAACTACCTGTTCATCATCCCAATCCATGATTTTCTTGATTCTGTGCCCTTCCTTGTCAACCCGGTCAACGTACCAATAAATTACATGGTCTTTTCCGTCCTCTGCAAATCGTGCTTCTACTTCTACAACACCGATACTGTCAGCACATGTGAATTTCAGCTTGTCAGTGCTGTCTTTCATAGCGTACATATAAGCAAAACCTTTTGTCTGACAGTCTGTAAGTGTTTCTGACAGTTCATCAATAAAATCATCGTTATTATTGAATCTTGCATCAAGTTCACTCTGTAGTTCAGGCACATCACTGAATACAAAACCATCTGAACCTGAAAGAGTGTACTGTGTACACTGTTCTGTCAGTTCCTTGAAAAATGGGTGCGGTATTCTCACATTTGCCCGGCTTGTATCTTCTACAAGTTGACCATCAGAATTAAAATAAAACATTCTGTAATTTTTAATATCGTGATCACCGTCAAAATAGCGTTCACCTATTCTTGCAAAATGCTTTTTTGCTGATGCTGCATCTTCATCAATGAACATTTTTATTTCTTCGACTGTAAGCACCTGTCACCCCACCTTTCTATAATCTGATTTGTAAGGTCAATGATTTCATCCCCATGAACACCAAAAAAGTCACACATTGCTTCTTCACCTTCAACAGTGTGACCGTATGAGAACATAAATGCATGAACCAATTCATGAATCAGTGTTGAACGTGTTACTGATTCAGAACGTCCGTCCATAATGCTGATCAGAAGTTCCTTATATTCGGTCAGCCCAAAATTATAGCTGTTTGGGTCAGGGTTCATTTTTTTTGCATTTGCATCCACCAGTTTGACCTTCCATACATCATTGTGAATTTTTATTTTCATAGGTTCATACCTCATACTTTCTAATACAACCAAGTCTTAGGTTCATAGAATGCAAGTGTGATTGAATCAGCAATATCAGGACTACCGACACCACGTTTTTTCATGTCATCCTTGCTTTCCAACTGAATCTTACCTTTGGATGTTATCTTTTTACGTCTGTTTGATAACTGCTTTATCATTTCATCATCATAAGGTAATTCAATGATTGGTTTACTTTCTTTTTCCTGCATCATGCAGCTAAAATTTTCTTCAAGTGCATCCCTCAATTCACCCCATATCTGTGAACCAAGGTTTGCGTAATAATCATCTGTTGCAGATGAACCATTGTTTACTGGAACAACCACATAAGGAAGTCTTTCTTCTGCCACAACTTCCTTCAATCTATCAGTTACACCGCCACCAACACCTGTATCATCTATTTTGATAATGCAGCGTTTTAACTTTGGATATTTCTGCATATATTCTTTACAGGTCAATATCACATTCCCAGCAGTTTCCATTGTGCTTTTCTTTGAATATTTTGTGAATGGGAATATTTTCCCTGCTATTCTCGGTGTAATAACTGTTTTATCATCACCGAACCGGGCAACGTCACAACCAATATGAAGCACATTAGAAGTGGTTATTTCAGATTCTTCAATTGAATTATCACAAGCAAGTTCAACTGTTTCCATTGAAATCAATGAATCAAGTGCCCCTTTGGGAAATTCACCAAAAATACGAACCCTTGCAACATCTGAATCCTGACCGTATTTTTTTAACAGCATTTCAATGTTGTCTTTACTGGTTCGTTTGGAATCCATTGAACTTACTTTGTGTACTCTGAACTTATCCCTATCAACATTATGTGAATCATAAAAAACCCCTTCTAAACGGTTAGGGTTTCCACACATCAGAAGTCTATTTTCTTTACCGGATAATGTACCGAGTATTGCTTCCATGATTGGATCTGCAACACCACTTGCTTCATCCACCACAATCAACATATGATCTTCATGGAATCCCTGCATATTTTCAGGTTTCGTTGCTGTCTTTGCTGTTGCAAACCAACGTTCTTCATCACCAATCATGTACACCTTTGTTTTTGTCCATTTCAGAAGGTCTTTCACAAGGCTATTATTTAACCACTTAGCGATTTCAGCCCAAAGTACATCATAAAGCTGTTGCATTGTTGGAGCTGTTGCGATAACCCTTGAATACGGTCTACACACCAAAAACCAAATAATTGCACCTGCTTCAAGTGCTGTCTTACCTACACCCTGACCTGATCTGACTGATATTTTTGGGTATATTACCAAATCATTCAATACTTTCTTCTGCCAATCGTCAGGAATCATTCCAAGGACTTCTTTAAAGAAAGCGACGGGGTGATCATAATAATAATCAATAATTTCTAAAAAATCATTCATTCTGTTCAGCCCTTCTTTTTGCAATCTCAATAATTGCTGCTTTCCAATCTTTGGAAAATGCATCTGCATCAGCTTTTGTTTTTCCTTCTAATTCAAGGTAGTCCTTAACCATATTCTTCAAAGAATCCACTGCTTTACTTTGTGCTTTCAAGAAACTTGCTTGCTTATCCCAAGCCTGTTGAACTTCCCATTTTTCTGAAAATGTTTCACCTGAACTTTCTGCAATTCTTTCAATGGTCTTATCATCCTTATCCTTCACATACATAATCTGTTGTGCCCGGATAATTGCAGCATACTGAATTTGAATAGCATCCCAAATCAAATCAAGCGGTGATTTTTCAGTCAATGAATCAATAATGTCCATAGATTCTTTTGGTAGGTATTTAGAAAACAGTCCATGCTTGACTGCATTAGTGTTTTTTTCAGGTGCACCAAAGCCAACTGCATTTTTGTTATTCGGTTGACCGCCCCTTTTTCCATTCCGAACGTTCGTTATTTTTTCCGAACGTTCACTATCCCATTTATATGTGCTTTTCCATCTTCTGATAGTACCTGACGGAACATCAAGTTTTTCAGCAATATCCTTTAATTTCAAGCCTTGCCTATACAAGGCAAAGGCTTCATCAACTAATTTATTCTTTGCCTTTGGCAAGACTTTCACCTCTATTCGTTTGTTTTGAAAATCTCAACTCACTTATCATAAAATGTCTGTTTTCGTATATCATTTTTATAACAAAAAGTGCTGCAAGGTAGGAGGTTTTAGCACCCTTGCAGCACATAAGACAATAAGCAATATAATTTTGCATAAAAAATTGCAGGTAATAAATTACCTGCAAAAATTATTATACAGCATACACTATAAAAGGTCTGCTTGTATTTGTCAAATATGAAATGATTGGTTTTATGTCAGATATGTAAGGTTTTTATAGGTATCTTCAAACGCTGAAAGTGCCTTATTATGCAGTTCTACGGTATATGAATAAGATTTTTTCATTTCCTGTGAAGCAACCTTGACTGTTTTAAACTGCACATACACTTTTGTAAGAATCTGAATCATATTCTTATCACGCAATCCCCGGATTTCCTTAATGATCTGCTTTTTTGCATCAACGAACTGATCTATTTCTTCATTGATGTGTTGGTCAAACATGGTATACCTCACTACATCCTTACATAACTTATCACCTACAGGTGAAGTCTGCACTTTGTCCCGGCTGTAATCAATACCGCCTGCACTGCATACATTCATTTTCATATCTGACAGCGTGACAATATCATCATTTATCTGCATATCTAACACTTCAAGCTGTTTCAGATATTCCCTTGCACTTAATTTCTTCTGATCACTCATTTTTACCTCACTTTCTACGGTTGGTTACACTTCGGTTACGGTTAAAAATAGCCTAAAAAGTGCTTCAACCCCTTATAAATCAAGGAAGTTACGGTTTCTACGGTTACGGTTAAAACTCTATTCTCTATATATTCTTATTTTTACTAAGTTCTATACTATCATAAAATACTAATTATTAAAGAATGTACTTTTAACCGTAACCAACCGTAACCGCCAGTATTTACAAGGGTTTCAACCGTAACCCTTAACCGTAACCAACTGTAACTTTACCGTAACCACTACCACAACAGCACTAATTGGTGTATCGAACTAATAAAACACCTTACCTGATTTTTTATGTTTCAATGTCACCCTTCCAACAATTTCAAACCCGGCAATGTCAACAATGTTCCTGATCACTTGAATCAGCCTGTGGTTACGGTCATTTAGTTCTGCATTTTCTTCACGCTTGACCGTTGCCATTGCTGCACCTGCTGTTGGGTCAACATACCCTTCACTATTTTTGTACATTTACATCTTTCCTTTCTACACCCAAATTTCATTGTTACTATCAAACATCTGACAAAATAGAAATTCTAACACATTCACAACGATAGAATTACCTGCCATTTTATAAAGCTGCGTGTTTGAAATTCCGTTCTCTATTAACACATCAACGTCTGAATCATCAAACCCCATCAGCCTGAAGCATTCCTTTGGTGTCAATTTTCTTATGGTAAGTTCCGGTTTTATAACTTTTGGTATGTTTCCACTACCGCCACCTGCTTTCAATGCTCTTGTCACCCCTTCCTGATTGTACACTTGTTGTTCAAAGTGCCAACCGTATTCTGTTTTTCCTTTCAATGGATTTAATACTTTATCTGTCATTGGTTTGAACACGACCCCCCCCTGATTAGGGGAAGTTGTTATTGTCTGTGCTACTTGTTTCCCAACTCTACCCCTTCTAGTTGTACTGTTTGGGTATTCCAAATTTACAGAATCACCCAACTCTGCTGTTTCATATCCGGCTTTGGTATTTGCTTTAATTAAAATAAACGGTTCCAGGTTGCCCCCCCCTTACAATTTAGCGTTGGTGCTATCCCTTTCGGGTCATACACTCTGCCTTGATTTGGATTTTTTCTTGTTTTCGTTGGATATATGTTCCCAAGAAACATGATGTTCTTATCTTCATTCATTTTCTACACCTTTACACATTTAGGGTCTTTGTAGTCCCTTGCAAGAAGGGTTGAACATATCCCCCCCCCTGTTCTGAATCATTTTTCGTTCTTGTTGAAAATTTGAAAGTTGAATCTTTTTTAGCCTTTCTTGTGAAACATAATATTTTTCATCAACTGTATCTTCCAATAAATCCTTAAGGCATCTGTTCAGCTGAACAGGTTCAGGAAACTCAAAAACACCTGTATCAATATCTTTTCTGATACTGATTATGAATACTCTCTCTCTGTTTTGTGGTACTTCATAATCTTTTGCATTCAGCACTTTCCAATAATTGTTATATCCTGCACCTTCCAAGCTGTTCAAAACAATGCTGAACTGTTCACTGAACTTCTTACTTGTTAGATTTTTTACATTTTCAGCTATTGCAATTTTAGGTTGACATTCTTCAATTATCCTTAATGCATCAAAGAATAAACCCGATCTCGTTTTATTGCCGTTTTCATCCTCAAAACCCTTCTGTTTTCCTGCCAGTGAAATATCTTGACATGGGAAACCGTATGTAATCAAATCAATATCTTTTGGTAACTTCGATGCATCGATCTTTGTAATATCTCCAAAATTCATACTTTCCGGTACACTGTGGATTAACGAATAAGCCTTTGATGCATACTTATCAATTTCACAATATCCTATCAGTTCAAATGGAATTTGCAATCGTTGTAGTGCTTTTTCAAATGCACCTATTCCGCTGAACAGACTTAAGTATTTAATCATCTTCGTCCTCTCCTTTCACCGGGCAGTGATCGCAATCACCCATTGCAGCACCGAAACACCCCCAACAATCATCAATTTCTTCTGTCTTTGGTTTGTACTTTTTTGCTGCAACAGCTAATGCCATTACTACGGCACCAAGGATTAACCCAACCGTAAGGCCAACGCAAAAACAAACCGTACCTGTTAATATTAACTTTTCCATACTGTCACACCTTTCTGAATATCCTGATAGACTTACCACCTACCTTAGTTACTACTGTTTCAAACCCCAAACGCTTATTGATCTGCTTGCTGAATACAATGTTTGACATTGGTTGCATACCACAATCAGCACAAAATACTTGATACCTGCTGTATACGTCACCTGTTGGTTCATCCTCAATCATTTCAACACCGCATTCATCGATAAATGCCTTGATTGGATTATTTTCATTTTCATATTCATCAATCTGTTCAGCCACTTTTTCAGACTTGGTGAACTCATTATTTTCAATAATTCTTTTCAGTCCTTCCACACCTACCCTGATCAGATATTCGACTGAACTTTGTTCAATCAACTGATACTTGATATAAGGGTTGTAATCCGGGTCAATATCACCACTTGGTAAATACTTTGTAAATCTTGCGTTGAATGGAATAATTACCAAACGTCTAAGAACTGCCCCTGTCTTATCTTTCATTCTTGGTATATCATTTGCTGAAAACAGCAGCTTCACATAAGGGTTAAACTCAAAAGGGTCTTGCCCTTTTCTTTCTGCTTTGATTCTGTTACCTGTAACTACTTTCTTGAATGTTGCTACCTGTGAACCTTGCAGGAAGTCATCACCAATATCATCACCGATATTTGCCAGTTTTCCGAACATCATTGATGTGCTGAACCTGTCCCCTAATTCCTTAAGATCAAGTGCTGATATATTCCCATCACCAAGAATTGCTTTGACACAATCAAGGAATGTACTCTTACCATTGGACTTGTCACCTGTCAGGATGAACGCCTTACCAAGTTCATTCCTGCGGTAAAAGCAATAGCCAATACATTCTTCCAATAATGCCCTGATTGGTTGATCACCGCAAGCTAATTTGTTCAGTGTATCATCAGCAAGTTCACTATAGGCTTCCGGGTTATAGTCCCAAGGTATTTGATTGGTAATAACCAAATCAGAGCTGAATGGTTGCATCTGTCCGGTCACAATATCCAACACACCGTTCCTGAATGCTATATAACGTGCATCTGCCTGTGCTTTTTCATCAGCTATAAGTTCCATATACTCTAATACTTCTCTTCGCTGTGTCTTTTTCAGGTTAGGTATTTGATTGATCATAGCTGTTTCGATGGCCTTGTACCCAACCTGATAAATCCCATCTTGATAGATATGTAACTGATTACTTATACTGACTACATTTTCATTGTTCTTAAGCCATGTTGCAAAACGGTCAAACAGGAATGTCTTATCACAAAAGAATACAGGTTTTTGAAATGCTTCATCCCTAAGAATCACTTCCAGTTCATCATCAGATAACGGTTCTTTCAGAACAAATCTGTTCAGAATCCTGATACATTCTCTTGTATCATCAACACTAAAATCATTTGATGTAAGTGTCAGGATATAATTGAATAGTGCCTGATTGCGTCCGTCACCTGCATCCATATCAAGAAAGTCTACCGCTGTGCGAACTGGAAACAACCACTTTGGAACTTCCTGATATGTTCCACCTTCTTCAATATCCCACTCAATAAAACGTTCTTCACCGTCAATTTTGATTACTTCGTATGATGAACGTGTACCGAGTTTTATATCTGCTGTCAGACCAACCGCAAGGGGTACGTGTGTCCTGTTCCTTGTAATACTGTGATTCTTAAATAAAAAATGTCTGCCCCGGCTTGTACAATACACCCGGCAATCAAGCTGATATTCTTCCACAATGTTCATTAAAATTTCAGACTGTTCAGCATCGTCAATATCTATCAGGATGGTATCATCAGCAAGAACACCACCGAACCCTTCAAGATTCTTCACTTCGTCATAAGTGCGGTATTTTGTTCGGTCTTTGAATGCTTCGATTGCTTTCTTGCCTTTTGTCTTTATGTACCCTTTGTACAACATCCTGTTTCACCATCCTTTAACTAAATTCTTGCATCACCTTTTGGTAAAATACCCTGTTCTTAATATTCTGCTTATATTCTTGATTCACTACTGTAAGAAGTATCTTTGATTCTCTCAATGATTTCTGACAGTCCTTAACCTGTTCATTCCACTTTTCCCATTCTTCATTTTTATGAATAGGGGTGGATTTCTTAAGCATATTACGGTTAAACGTTGCAGCTTTTAAGCGATTTTCTAAAATGTAAATATTACTTTCAATGTTTGTAATCTTACCTGCAAGTGCTACCTGACTGTTATGGAATTTGTCTTTATCCGTTACACCACACTGCTGTATGTATTCTTTTATCTGTTCTTCACACTCCGGTGTGTAACTCTGTCTGATCAGCTTCAACAGTTTTCTAACCTTTGTAATTTTTCCATCAGATAAAAACCTATCTAAGTGAATAAGCATCTGACCATGATCATATTTAATTGTAATGTCTGTCATGTTCCCACCTTTCCGGTATTATGCTACAATACCAAATTGTTTCAGTCTTTTTCTTGCTAAATCTATGTACCACTGCTTATCTAATTCCGGTGGTACTTTAACCCCAATTACAGAATCGTTATAAATGAAACTGTGATCAGGTGTGTTTCCAAATTTTTCACCCTTTGGTTTTACAACCTTACGTCTTAACAACCTACCGTCTGTAACACGATTGGAAGCAAACACACGATAAGATTTATAAGTATATTTTTGTGTGGTAGGATATGACCACAGTTCTGTTCGTGTACCGTCCCGGTGTTTTGTTACCTTAGTAATATGACCAGTACCCTGTTCATGCTCTACTAAGTTATAGTTGTTTGACAGCTTCACTATTTTTTGGAACATGATCAAGTCATTACACTGATTGATAGTCTGTTCAATAGGTATCTTTTTCACCATGTAGTCAACCAGTGCTTTGTTCAGTATCGGTAAATCATAGTCAATAGCTGAAAGTTCTTTGACATATGCACCAATTCTTTCAACACCACCATCAGTACCAATCCAAAGATAATTGTTTACGTCCTTCTGATAGATTTCTGATATATTGTCAAGTTCAAGCAAGATTGAACATTGTTCAGTAGAACAACGCTGTTCCCACTCCCAACAAATATCATCAACCATTTCAAAGGCTTCATCAGTGTCAGGAATCCAAATGATCAGACCGTCCGTGTTGGACTGAATCAGTTCAAATCCCGGTACAACTTCAAGGTGTTCAATCAGGTCAAGCAACATCAACTGACCATTGATACACATACAGTTGTTGTTCCTTGGGTCATACGCTGCGTTGGTTTCATCCTTCATTGCACCTGACAAGGCATTCAGCATCTTCTTATATGGTAACTGTGCTTTCTTCCACCGCTTGACTTCTTTCTTGTTTCCGGCATTTTTTGCAGCAATTTGCTTTTCCTTCATGGCTTTTCGTGTGTTATACACCAATGGGTAATTGTCATTAGTTGCTGCTCTTGTCACAAGACCCCACGCTATCAACATTGAAGGGTAGTAATTATTTACATCTACATGAAGAATCTGACCTTTCCGGTGTATTGGCTTATCAGATGCACCATGCAGACCGCCAAAACCAAACGTGTGCGGTATTCCGGCAACAACTGTTTCAAAGTTCTGTGACTTGTACCAAGTCTTTTTATCTTTTTTGTCAAAATCTTGTAACCCCATTTCAAGGGCTTCTTTTCTTTTCTCTGCAAACCATTCCTGAACGTATTTGTATTTTTTCAGTTTCAGGCATGGAAGAAAAAAGAAATCAAATTCATCACCAAAATGAGTTTTTGAACACCCAAGAACCTTTGCTGTTATCCGGGCTTCACTGTCACCAATGTCATACAGTGACGTTTCTTTTGGGAATGCCTGTATAATTCCATGAACTGCATTGAACTCACTGACTTTTTCAAGAAATACCTTGATAGTCTGTTCTACGTCATGCCTACAGTATTTAACCGTCTGTTCTATTTCTTCCGGTGTCAGTTTCCTTTTGATACGGAAATCAACATCAGTTTCCTTGATATTTGAACCAAGAAAACCTTCCATTGTTTTCAATCCGACTGTTTTCATGGTTTCATCATTGCTTGGCATTACATCATAATTGATCATGGGTAATTTATTGAATGCTCTTGAATATTGCCAACCTTCTTTATTATCAACGATAATCCAATCATTGATTTTTTTAGGATTCATACCAAGCAGAATACCTTTCATGATGTACTGATCGTAGTGACGGTTGTTAAATCCTACCCATATATCTTTTCTATTTGCTTCATATAAGGCTTTTAGTTTATCAGGGCTATTGATTATCACGTGTTCTTTTTTATTCGTCACATCAATGAATACAGCAAGCCAATCCTTTTCAAAAACCTCAAAATCGTAGAATATCATTTACTAAATCACCCACTTTTTGAAAAGCGGTGTGCGTTTTTACACACCGCTGTTTTTATATTAGACAAACAAGTTAAAAATTTTTACATATCAAACGCTTCGTTGATTGTGATTGGGTTGAAATCATCAGCTTTATAAGTAACTGCTGCACCAACTTTACCCTGTACTTCCTGAAAAATATCAAGAACACAATCAGCAAAATCACTGTAGTTGATAAATTCCGGTACTGTATCTGTTTCAAGCTTATCAAGCCATGTACAAACAGATTTGATTGCCATGCCATTAGTCCACTTCTGTGAAGTGTTGCCGGAAATAGTACGGTTGAAGAAAATCTTTCTACCCTTCTGATTACCTTCCAAGATGCTACACTGTACGGAAAACATCAGCTTGTCACCTTTCTTTGTTGGCTTGATCTCCATTTTATCAAAACTTACATCATAATCCCCATCCGGTACATCTTCAAACTGTGAATCGTCTGCTTCCTGAACCTCTTTCTGTAATGCGTTAAGATCAACCTGTTCATCGAATGTACTAAAATCTACTGCCATAATTTTTCACCATTTAACCTTTCTTAAAATAAATTTATGATTATAATTGCTATGATACAAGCAATACAAACCCTTGTGTAATTATCCCTATTTTTCTGAATCCTGTCACCCACTGAACCGAATCCAAAGAATGCTGCCATGACTGCAAGAAAAATATTTAATGCAATCATGATCTTGTTCTTCTTCGTCTTTGACCTCTGACGTGCTGTTCAGGTGGGTTCATAGCACCGTCTAAAGGTTCAGCCGGGGTCTGTGCGTCAGCAGGTACAGGATTGTTTTCCTGTGCAAGTCTTATAATTCCTGTATTAAATTCTTCTCTTGTGATCACCTTCATGGCCTCAACACCGTCAACAATCAGGTCAACAGATTCACCTGCATGTTTCATCACATAGTTGTTATTTTTGATGTCATAGAAATATGCATCTGCTTCCAGTGTGACAGATTCAGAATCAGTGTTTATTGTACCGTCCTGAACAGCTTCAGACTTTTCAGCATTTCTTTCCTTACGTGTTCTTCTTGGTGGTTTCTGTAAATCCGGTTTCGGTACTTTATCGGCAACATCCATTGCTTCATCAAATGATACTTCTTCCTGTCCCGGAAAAACCTGATCAATAGCCTTGTCAACTTCATCCATATGATCAGCAATCTTCTGTTCATTGTCTGCCTGAACTTCTGCCCTACTCTTACGTGTTCTTCCAGTCTTTTCTTCTGGTGCATCTGTTGGTGTTGCAGATTCAGCTTTTTTACCTCTTGTTCTTCTGCCTTTGCCGTCAGGTTTTTCAAGATCTGATGCAGCCTGTGCATCAGCCTGACCCATTTCTGCATCTGTCTTATACTCACCGACTTCATAGAAGTTGCGGATTTTATCAGCTACATAATTCAGATCATTATCAATGGCGTATGTCGGGAACATCCCCATAGGTGACTTCACGGTGTCCTTGCCACTGTTTTGTGTGTAGAAGTAATATTTTCCTTCATTCACACCTGTTCTAAGTACAATGGTGAATAGTCCTTCAATGGTGATCTTCTCACGAAGTAACTTTCCGATCAGCTTTATAGTAGTAACACCATTTTCAAGTGTTTCCGTGTGGGTCATATAAGCAACCACCACATCATCAGGAAGTTCCTTGCACACCTCAATGATTTCAAAGTAGTTTGCACCAAAATCATTCCACTTATCCCAACCGTTTTCCTTAATACGGTTCATATATGGAACAGAAAGAATATACTGGAAGTCATCAACTACCAATAACTTCTTCCCGGCTGCTGCCTGTTCCTTCATAAATTTGCAAATCTTGCGTGATTCAACCTCACTGTTCAGCATTGTGAACTTACCCTTGAACGGTAACGGTTTACCAACCGGGTTCACAACGGCAGTTGTTGCAGGATCACAATTTCTCATACTGGTACTTTTTCCTGTACCTGATTCACCCATAACCAAGAGCATCTGTGCCATGTTTATTTATCTCCTTTCTTGAATAAGCCCATTAACTTAGTGAAAAGATTGCTTTTCTCTTTCATTACTTTCTGCTGTGACACTTTCAAAATCTGTCTGTTCTGAAAATATTCAGCGGTTGCAACACTGTTTCTGTAACTTCTGTGACTTCTCTGTTTGTGTTTCTTTGCACTACTCATTGATTTCATCCTCACTTTCTTTGATAACAACCTGTAATCTTGTATTATTATGCAGTGGTGTAACCTCTACTGTATAACCGTTTGCCAACAGGATTCCTACTAAATCCTGATATGCTGATGTGATTCTTGTACCCTCGATTTCAATACAGCCACGCAATCTTGACATTTTACTGAAAAAGTCATCATTTGCAGCATCAACAACACTACGCATATCATTCAGCATATATTTCAGTTCATTGCGCTCGTCTTCCAAATGTCTATTTTCTTCTTTCAACTTTGCAACTTCTGCTTCAAGAACTTCCTCATAACTGTTTTTATTCTTCATTATTTTCACCTTCCTCTTTTACTTCATCTGCTGTTTCTTCCGGCTTCACCTGATCATTGAATCTGTCAAGTTTTCCGACTTCAAGAAACTGTGCTGACCAAAAATCTGCAAAATGAATGATTACCTGCAATGGTTCTTCATGACCTTTCAGATCATACGCAAGACTACCATAAGCACCATCATGATAGAAAATAGCGTGTTCTTCTTCCTCTGTCAGATCAATATAACGTGCTGCCAGTTCAACAGACCTTAAAGGGTGGTCAATGTGGCACAAATCAGAACTAATCTTGTACGGTTTACTTTCTGATCTCTTATACTTCTGTTCAGGATTTTTTTTTGTTGGTCTGCCATCCTGTACCATGTTTTCAACATAATAGGGACTTCTGTAACGTCCACATTTACCAAGATCATGTAACGCTGATGCAATGATTACGCTGTTATGAATCTTGTTATATGCCACACTTCCAAGCAGTGTAAGACCGATCTTTTCAGCGTACTGCATGACATTCACTGTATGCTCTAACAGTCCACCATCTTTACAGCAGTGATTTCCACCGGATGCAGGGGCATCATAAAAACCAAGTTCTTCGATGAAGTCAAGTAAAGTTTCTATACCCTCACGACCTGTTGCCATCAGGCAACCTTTGAAATACTCAATCTGTTCTTCTCTTGTCATTGTTAAATCTCCTTTTCTTCTAACTTTATTTTCCACCGCTTCTGTTCTTCAATATTGGAAAGATACCAAGCGTTAGATTTTGATTTGTGTTCATTGAACCATTTGAACTTTTCAAAGTCCTTTGGGAAAAGTAAAATCCCATATCCACCGGATTCTCTTATTTTTCTTAAATGATAAAGCTGTATCAGTGATGGTTCACCGTTGTCTGCCTTGACTTCAATACCAAGAAAACAGCCGTCTGAACTTACCAGTAAATCAGGAATACCGCTTTTTGTGTAAGCTGCACCACCCCAGTATTTGAGCCACCAACAACCGTATTCATCTAAGTATTTTTTAACCCGGTTTTCAAAATTCTTTTCTGCTGCCACATTAACCACCTAATTTCAGTATCATAAGTCCAACCATTTAATCACCTAAACAAATCATTCCCGGCATCATTAAAATCACACCTATTACAATTTCTTTCATGTGAGCTGTCACCGGTTCATATATATGCATTTCAACAGCATAATCAGATGCACCGACCGCACCAACAATTAAGAAAAATCCAATAATTGCCATAATTCCGAATACCTTATCAAGTATTGAACAATTCATCAGTTAGTTCCTTTCCTTCCTGCAATGCTGCAAGATTCCTTTCTTCAAAACTTCCCTTTACCAGTAGGTAATAGTAGTAACATGGTCTGTTCTGACCGATTCTGTGTATACGCTTCTTTGACTGTTCCCAAAGATCACAAGACCCTTTTCCAAGTGGCAACGTAAAGTACACAATCTTATTTGCTTTCTGGTAGTTACCACCCATTGCCCCTGCTTGGTACTGAACAAATGTGACACTGTTATCTACACATTCATATGCATACATTGAACGTCCTGAACCATTTACAAAACTGACTTCCCTGTTGAGTGATTCACATATTTTTCTAAGTCTTGTTAATTCTTCGTTAAAGTTATAAAACACAATCAACCGATCTTCTGTTGATTCCAGTAAGTCCCTGAATGCTTCCAGTTTTTCCTTATGCCATTGACCGCACAGCTGTCTGCAATATAATGTTTTGGTTAGGCTATTATCACCGATCAACTCAACCCTCGGTGTCACATCTTCACCTTCAAAATCTGAATCATCTTTGAATCTGACTAAGTTCCTTGTATCAAGTTCCAAGTAATTGTGTTTGATGAAAAACTTATATTCATTTGTGATCTTCAAGAAAATTTTCTGTTCAGTCTGTTCAGGCAGTTCAATCACCTCTTCTGTTTTCATGAATACTGCACCAAACTGTGTAAGTCTTTTCTTCAAATGCTCAACGTGCTTATATCCTGTGATTACTTCTTTCTTGTACCCATCACCGTTTTCAATCCATTCAGTCTGAACATAGGAAGCATAAAAGGCTTTCTTGTTAATGTCCCAACCTAACAACTTAAGCTGTGACCACAACCGTTCATACTTTCCTGCGGTTGGTGTACCTGACAGCAAGATCACGCTTTCCGGTTGTAACTTCAATATGAATTTTGACCGTTTAGCGTTTTCGTTGCATATAAGGCTTGATTCATCAAGTAACAATGTAAAGTCGGTTATATGGGCTATATACTTGCGTCTGAATACCAAATCATAGTTAATTACACCGACAATCTGAATGTTCTGATCATACAGGTCTTTTGTTTCAACCAGTGTACGGAAGTTTACACCTTCGCTTTTCTTTGTTAAGTCCATAACCCGGTATTCCGGGTAATACGTTTTCATATGATCAACCCAATCATCAATTTTTGATTTTTGGCATACAATCAAATTTACAGTATTGTTCAGCAAATACATTTTTTCAGCACCTACAAAAGTTTTACCAAGTCCCATATCTAAATAATAAGCACACCTGTTTTTATCATCAGTCAGATTCAACACTTCTTCCTGATGGGGCATGAATTGAAGATCATTCATCTACCTTAATACCTGTACACTGTTCAAAGATTTCAGCATCAAAGTTTGGTATTGACTTAATGTGATTCTTCTGAAGGTCTGATAAGCTGCCCCACCATAACTGACCACATTCTGATTCATCAAGCACTTTGAGGTAACCGCCTGTTGTTTCATAGGTTGGATTTGCTACCTTTTCTTCATCAGTCATATCTTCTTCATACACCCATTCAACAACGTCTTTTGGTATCCGATTCAGTAAATATCTTGCATCTGAATCTATCCATTCACGATATGTCATATCTGACGGCTTATTGAACAGCATAATCTTCGGTTCTTCTGTATTAAAACAACCAGTATTAAAAGACGATTTGTTCCAGTCCCCGGTGTTCCTGTTCCCGGTGTTCCAGTCCCCGGTGTTCCTGTTCCCGGTGTTCCAGTCCCCGGTGTTCCTGTTCCCGGTGTTCCAGTCCCCGGTGTTGCAGTCCCCGGTGTTCCTGTTCCCGGTGTTCCAGTTCCCGGTGTTCCTGTTCCCGGTGTTCCAGTCCCCGGTGTTCCTGTTCCCGGTGTTGCAGTCCCCGGTGTTCCAGTTCCCGGTGTTCCAGTTCCCGGTGTTCCAGTTCCCGGTGTTCCTGTTCCCGGTGTTCCAGTTCCCGGTGTTCCAGTCCCCGGTGTTCCTGTTCCCGGTGTTCCAGTTCCCGGTGTTCCAGTCC